CGGCGCAGAACTATGATGAGAATGGAAAGCGCAAGCCGGTCTACACCATGCCTGAATCCACCGGCTTAGAAGAGATCGGCTCAGTTGGTACTGGCGTGATGCTGATCAAGCGCGAAGTGTTTCAAGGAATGTCCGAGCCATGGTTCGATATGCCTTGGCAGTACGACACTCGCGGCTACATGGGCGAGGATGTCTTCTTTTGCAAGAAGGCTCAGGAATTAGGTTTCAAGGTGTATATTGACCATGATGTCTCGAAAGAAATCGGACACATTGGCACATTTGAATTCCGGCATGAACACACATGGGTTATGCGGGAACAGCTTGAAAAAGAGGCAGTCTAAATGGCATTGACCACCTACACCGAACTCAAAGCATCACTGGCTGATTGGCTCAACCGGACTGATTTGACTTCGGCTATTGCTGACTTCATCAGTCTGGCCGAGGCGCAGATGGAGCGCCAACTACGCACCAGACAGATGATCGTGCGTGCCAACGCAACATTTGCAGCTGCCGCCGAGTACGGCACGGTGCCTGATGACTTCTTGGAAACCAAGTCCATCAAGCTAGATACCAATCCGGTGACATCATTGTCATTCCAGACAATTGAGGCAATGGATCAGCTGTCGAATACCACCTACCTGTCCAGCGGTAAACCGCTGTATTTCACGGTGGTGGGCAATCAATTCCGGCTGCTGCCGATACCTGATGGCGAGTACACCGCTGAGTTGGTCTACTACGCCAAGTTGACCAAGTTGTCATCGACTGTTGCAACTAATTTTCTGCTGACTCAGGCACCGGACGTTTACCTGTACGGTGCGCTGTTACAAGCTGCGCCTTATCTACAAGATGATGCGAGAATCTCAGTGTGGTCATCGTTATATGCTGCTGGCTTAGAGCAGTTGCAAGTTGCTGATGACCGTGGATCAACCTCTGGCGGCGCTCTGTTGGCGCGTGCAAGGACATTTGGATAAGGAAATAAAAAATGGCTATTGTTACTACAACAAAAGGCGAAATGGACAGCGCTCTTCTTGAAAAAAAAGAGGGCATAATTGACAATGACAATGAGACAACTCAGTGGGTTGAGTATTGGCTAGACGGCGAGCTTGTGCATCGCTCAGTCGATATGAAATTAAAACGCAACGTGACTGCTATACCAGTCGCCCAATCTTTAGAATAAGGAAGCAATCATGGCTAATACTCAAGCAATGTGTACCAGTTTTAAAGGTGAGCTGCTTGTCGGCCACCACAATTTCGGTACTGGCGTTGTGCGCGGTTCTACTGCCGCCGACACGTTTAAGGCTGCCCTGTACTTGGCCTCTGCTACTGTTAGCGCGGCCACTACAGCCTACAGCGCAACCAACGAGGTGTCCGGTACTAACTACACCGCAGGCGGCGTGACGGTGACCTTTGGCACCGCGCCAAGCACCAGCGGCACTACAGCGTTTGTAACGCCAAGTGCCAGCATCACTTACACAACTGTTACCCTAGCAACGGCCTTTGATGCAGTCCTGATTTATAACTCAACTCAGTCAAATAAAGCAGTTAGCGTGCATACCTTTGGCAGCCAGACGGTTACCGCCGGTACGTTTACCTTGACCATGCCTACCAATGACGCAAGCACCGGCCTGATCAGGCTGGCTTAACCAAGGGGCAGCAACATGGCTGCTTATGGTAGTGGTGCTTATGGCTCCGGCACATACAGCACCACCATTTATGACTATGGTCAATATGGTGGTGCAAATTATGGTGTAGGTAAGTATGGCGTAGGCTTTACAGCGCTTACCAGCAATACAGCAACTGGTAATGTTGGTTCTGTCGTACCAGTTAAGACGATTGCTATTACAGGCAATGCATCAACGACTGCTGTTGGCAGCTTACAAGAGTCAATATCAATTCAAGAAGATGGAACAGTAGCAACTGGCAATGTTGGAACTGTTGGCGTAAACATATCAAAAGCAATTACTGGTAACTTTTCAACAACTGCGGTTGGAAGCGTTGCAGAAGTACGCACACACGCCATAACAGGTAATGCATCAACTGGTAATGTTGGAAGCGTTACAGAGGTACGTACTCACGCCATAACAGGTAATGCATCAACTGGTAATGTTGGAAGCGTTGCAGAGGTACGCACACACGCCATAACAGGTAATGCATCAACTTGTGATGTTGGAAGCGTTACCAGCACAAGGTCTATTGCGTTAACAGGTAATGCATCAACTTGTGACGTTGGAAGCGTTGCAGAGGTACGAACTAACGCCATAACTGGTAACGCATCGACAACTGCTGTTGGAAGCGTTACAGAAACAATATCAGTTCAAGAAGATGGAACAGTTGCAACTGGTAATGTTGGAAGCGTTACCAGCACAAGGTCTATTGCGTTAACAGGTAATGCATCAACTTGTGATGTTGGAAGCGTTACAGAGGTACGCACTCACGCCATAACAGGTAATGCATCAACTTGTGATGTTGGAAGCGTTACAGAGGTACGTATTCACGCCATAACAGGCAATGCGTCTACAACTGCTGTTGGCTCTGTTACTAGAGGAGCTACATCCTTTGCCATAACTAGCAATGCATCAACTTGTGATGTTGGAAGCGTTACAGAGATACGTACCCATGCCGTAACAGGTAATGCATCGACAACTGCTGTCGGATCAGTTACTCGCGGGGTTACATCCTTTGCCATAACAGGTAATGCATCAACAACTGCCGTTGGAAACGTCACAGAGGTACGCACCCATGCCATAACTGGTAATGCGTCAACGACTGCCATAGGAAGCGTTGCAGAGACAATCCTTGCAACTGCATCAGGTAACGCATCAACTGGCTCTGTTGGCTTTGTTGCTAGAGGAGCAACATCATTAGCGTTGACTAACAATGCGTCAACGACTGCCGTTGGAAGCATCCTCGCCAACATATCAGAACAAGAAGATGGAGTTATTGCTACAGGTAATGTTGGTACTGTTGGCCCGTCAGTGACAACATCTGTCTCTGGAGTCTCTTCAACGACAGCAGTTGAGTCGGTTGGCAAAGAGCTTGGCATTAGTGGAAACCAATCAACTGGAGAGGTTGACTCAGTAGTCAATAGCGCATTGGTGTCTATTTCTGAAAACGCTGCAACTGGTGCTGTTGGCACTATGGGCGCAGAAATTATCATATTCCAAGAAATTACTGGAATTGATGGCACAGGCGCTGTTGGCAGCGTATCAAATGTCATATCCATAGGCATAATTGGCGTTGAGTCAATTGGCGCTATTGGCACGTTGATCGGCTTTGGCTGGGGCGCGGTGCCAGACAACGCTGAAAGCTGGACGGCAGAGTCTGATTCAAGCGAGACATGGACACCAACTGGCGATTCATCAGAAAGCTGGACACCAGTTTCAGACACCTCAGAAAACTGGACAGATTTAGCAGACAATTCAGTCACTTGGCAAGAAGCCGCGTAAGGAGATTTAATAATGGCAGATACCACCACAACAAACCTATTGCTGACAAAGCCAGAAGTAGGAGCCTCAACTGACACTTGGGGAAATAAGGTAAATGCGGACCTGGATTTGGTCGATGCATTATTTGCCGCCGCCGGTACAGGTACTTCAGTTGGCTTAAATGTTGGCGCTGGCAAGACTCTGACTGTTGCTGGCACATTGAATGTCACAGCCACTGACTTTATTAAGGTTGCGTCAGGCACTACGGCACAGCGGACAGGCTCACCAGCTGCGGGGCAACTCCGATTTAACACATCGCTGGCTCGGTTTGAAGGCTACAACGGCACTGCCTTTACTGCGGTGGGTGGCGGTGCAACTGGTGCAGGATCAGACACTGTTTTCTATGAAAATACAAAAGTGGTTACTGGTAACTACAGCATCACAGCATCAAACAACGCGCACTCTGTTGGCCCTATCACCATCAACAGCGGTATCACCGTCACCATTCCAACCGGCTCGCGCTGGGTTGTTCTGTAAAGGAAATATATGTCATCAGTCGTTATTTCGGGGGATACCAGCGGGGCGGTAACACTTGCTGCCCCTGCTGTTGCGGGTACAAACACGCTAACACTTCAAGCAGCTACTGCAACCAATTCTGTCAATGTCTTGGGTACAGCGGTTGCATCTACATCAGGTACTTCAATTGACTTTACTGGCATTCCTAGTTGGGTGAAGCGCATCACTGTGATGTTTAGTGGGGTGAGTACAAACTCGACATCAAATTTTTTAATTCAAATAGGTTCTGGTTCTGTTACTACATCTGGATACGCAAGCAGAGCAGTTTTTTTTAGTGGCGCAACTTTAAGCGGTTCAACTAGCAGTGCAGGATTTGGGGGTGCAAATTGGGCGGCGGCAAATACACAATCAGGGGCTATAACTTTAACTTTGTTAGGATCAAATACTTGGGTTGCAACTGGTTATTTGGCAGATAGCGGTACAAATGCAAGTTCTATTGGTGGAACATCCCCTGCACTTAGTGGAACTCTTGACCGTGTTCGCATTACCACCGCAGGCGGCACAGACACTTTTGATGCCGGGTCTGTAAACATTCTGTACGAAGGATAATCATGTCAATACTTGTTTTAACTTCTGACACGCTATCAAGTCCTGCCGCAGCTGGGCAGATTGAATACAACGGTCAGTTCTATGGGACTGACAGTGCGGCATCACGAGCGCAGTTGCAGAGGATTACTCAGAGTACCGCTGTTGCTTCTACCAGTGGTACAAGCATTGACTTTACAGGGTTGCCAGCTTGGGTGAAGAAAATTACTGTGATGTTGAACACTGTAAGTTTAAGCGCGGCTTCAAGCATTCTTGTGCAGTTAGGAACAGGTGCAACACCTACATATGCAACAACTGGCTATGTTGGTGGCGGTGCAAGATTTGGAGCATCATCAGTTTCATCAGCCACTTTCACAACGGGTTTTGGTTTGTTTAACTCAACAGCAGCGGCTTCAGTCAATGGCAATATAACCATAATGAATTTGTCTGGAAACATATGGACTGCATCAGGTGTTTGCGGGGAAAATTCTGGTGAATTTGTTTGTATGACAGGAGGCTCCGTTACCCTTGGCGCGGTTCTTACTGCGGTCAGAGTTACCTCTAATGGCGCAGATACTTTTGACCTTGGTTCAATCAACATTTTGTACGAGGGCTAAACAATGAGCACAACAATTGATGGATCAGCAAGCGTCACGATCAACTCTGGCGCAATTCTTGGCATTACCTCTGGCACTGCGGTTGCCTCTACCAGCGGTACAAGCATTGACTTTACTTCTATCCCGTCATGGGTGAAGCGTTTGACGGTCATGCTTGCTGGTGTTTCTACAAGTGGTACATCGAACTTACAAATACAAGTTGGGGGGGGAAGTATTCAAACTAGCGGATATTTAGGCTCTTGTGGATACATAAGCGCAACACCAGCAAGCCTTTTATTTACTGCTGGTTTTGGTATTGCTAATACGGTTGGTGCTGGAAGCATACAACACGGTTCTTTAACTTTATCTTTACTAGACTCTGCTACAAACACTTGGGCTGCTAGTGGAACTTTTGCGCTTAGTGATGGTGCACTTACATTTGTAACTGCGGGTAGAAAAGTGGTTACAACAGCATTAGACCGTGTTCGTCTAACCACAGCAAACGGTACAGATACCTTTGATGCCGGAAGTGTAAATATTTTATATGAAGGATAAATCATGACACACAGAATCGTAGTAAACGTAGAAACAGGCGTAACCTCAATCGTTGAGTACACTGCGGAAGAACAGGCAATGCATGATGCGGCATTCGCT